CGCCGCCCGCATTGCCTGCACCTGCGCCTCCTGCGCCTGCCGCACCCGCTCCAGCGCCAGCGCCGTTCCCGCCGCCGCTAGCGCCAGCGCCAGCAGAACCCCCTGCGCTGCCTCCATCGCCTGCTCCTTCCATGAGTACGTGTTTCAGCATGTTGCCTCCTTAGAGTCCGAGTTGTTGGAGTGCTGTGGTGAAATCGGCAGGACTCAGGAGCCCCATGCACGCGTTGTCTTGGTAGACGCAGTGCCGGAAGTCCCACGTCGTCATGAGCCAGTTGCTCTGGCAGCCGGCGCATTCGAGGTCGCGCGGGCCGACGTAGCGGATCTTGTAGTTCGGGTCGCCAAAGCGCGCGATGAATCGGTGCTTGGGCAGCGTCGTGCCCATCGCGTAGACGATCGGCGCGGTGGTCGTGCCCGCCAGGTGGATCGTGCCGCCGTCCACGCCGACGACCGCGGCCGCGTTGCCGAGGATGTCGCGCAGTTGAAGCAGCGTCGTCTTCTCGCGCATGTCGATGATCTGCGCGAAAAGCTCAGGCGGCAACAGCGAAGTCTGCGCGATGATCTTGATGGGCTTGAGCGCCCCGCCCTCGTTGACGTGCGTGTGGCTCGTCTCGGTGCCGGTGATGACGACCTGGTAGCCGTGCTCTAGGCACCACTTCATGATCGGCGCCATGACGCTCGCGCGGAACAGCTTGTTCTCCGAGGTCGCGCCGACCGGGAAGACCACGTAGGGTTTCTCCTGCCAGGCGTGAACCTTCGGGCCCGTCTCGGCCGCGGTCGGGTAGCTGCGCTCGTGCATGCTCTCCGGCCGCGCTTCGATCAGGAACGCGAAGGCGTAGTCGACCATGTGGACGCGGTTTCGAGTGTGCGTGTCGAAGATCGCCGCGTTGTAGGAGACGCCCCCGAAGTCCGCGCTGATCTGGAGTTGCTTGCGCTCGGCCGCCTTGTAGGGGAACTTCGACAAATCCTCCATCGTGAACTTGCCGTGCGGCGCCAGCAGATGCGCGAACAGTTCGTGCTGCCAGGAGCCGCACCACACGCGCAAGTCAAGGACGTCGCTGAACGAACGGCCCGCCTTGATGATGGCCGGGAGCGAGCAGATCGCATCGCCCAGCGCCCCGTGATTCAAGACGAAGTTGTGACGCTTCGCCGTCAGTACCCGCTTGCCGTCGCGATACATCAACCCTCGCTGTCAGTGAGCCCTGAGTGCAGCTTCCACAACTCGTCGGGCGTGAGTCGCAGATGACGCTCGATGCGCAGCCACACTTCCCGCCGGCCTTCGGCGAGCACATGGGCGCGATCGTTTTCGTGAAACGTGGATTCGTGCGCGCGGCAGAAGCGCGCCAAGTCTTTCAGCACTTCCTGCCCCGGAGGCGACAGGAACGCGAGGCGGTAGTTGTGCCGCCGACGCATGAGCGCGCGGCGCACCTTCTCTAGCCACTCGGTCATCAGGGTTGGATTGCCTTAACGAGTCCTGCCGCGGCGGGCGCGGCCTCGATCATGGTCTGCTGCTGGGCTTGCTGCGCGCGCTGCGCACGGCGCTGCGCGATGTCTTCGGCGGTGCGGGTCCAATCAACGGGCGAGCCGTTGATGTCGAGGATCTCGGGCATCGCGCGGTCGAAGTCGAAGTGATCCAGCGGCTCGGGGTCGCCGGTCATCTTGGTGTACTCGGCCGCCTGCGACAGCGCCCGCATGAAGCCGGTGGCCTTCTCGGCGCGCGCCATGCGCGACAGCGGGTTGTCGTACCACACCCGATACTCGGTGGCCGCCTGCAAGAGCATCGGCGGGATCATGGGCAGCAGCCCTTGCGAGGCCAGCAGCCAAATTTCGCGCTCGATCAGCGGCCCGAGGAACTCGGCCTGAATACGGCCGGCGGTGGGCGCGAGCAACATGCCCTTCTCGCGGGCGCGCTCCAGCACTTCCGTCGCCGTCATCTGCGGCGTGTCAATGAGGATCTGGAACAGCGAGATGAGGAAGGCGTCGTTGATGATCGCCTTCTCCATATCCATCATCTTGTCGCCGACGGCAAGGTTGCCCGTGGGCAGCACGTCGATCAAGCGCTTACCGTCCTTGCTGATGCCGCCTGCGTTCAACGCGCCCGCGCGCAGCGAGAAGTTCGCGAGGTTCCCGTCGTCGTGCGCGAGCAGCACAGGATCGACGATCCGGTGGCCTTGCTTGAGCACGGTCTTCTTCTGCTCGTTGAGCACCTTGATCGAGGGGAGCACCCACTGCGCCGGGCCCCGGCCGTATGTCTCTCCCGAGGCCTGCGTGTAGCGCGTCACCGCGTACGGGAACGTGTCGTAGCCCCAGGTCTTCAGTTCGTCTTTCGTCTCGACCAGGACGTAGACCGAGGCGAACGGCTTGCCCGGGCCGTCGACGCGGCCGGGCGTGTAGTCGTCACGCGGGTAGACGCAGTGCAGAACTTCCTTCTTGTCGTTTTGCTGCTGCGGGTTCTTCGCCTGTTCGATGATCGACTCGGGCACGCGCCAGCCCTGCGTCTCGGCCATCTGCGCGATGTCGCGCACCGACATCGACCAGCAGCGATACAGCGAGTCGATGACGCCGGCGTGGTTCTCGACGAAGTACGCCTCGCCGATGTGGACGTTCTTGTACCGCAGGCCCTTGCCCTTGTCGGGCTTGTCGACGTAGAGTACGCCGTTGCCGTACACGCCCAGGTTCAGGTACACCTGCTGCGAGTTGCCGACGAAGTTCGCCGCGGACTGATAGCGGTAGCTGAACAGCGTCTCGCTCAGGTCGTCGAAGAACTGACGCACGGCGCGGTTGCGCTGGAGCGTCTTGTCGATCGCGCGCAGGAAATGCCAGTGGCTCGCCTGCGGCGTGACGAGCGACTCGATGACGGTCGAGAACCGCAGGGCCGCAAAGGCGGTCGTCGCGTCGAACTGCAACTCGGTTTTCTTCTCGCCTTCCTTGCCAGCGAAGTTGCGGCCGGTGAACTTCGTGCGGTCAGCCGGCATCACGCGGGAGGCGGCTTCCTCCCACTGATTGTCCCAGCCCGAACGCTCGTTGCGGAGCGTCTGGAATCGCTGGGTCAGAAACTCGGTGAGTTCGCTCACGGTCCCAGGAGCACCCGGCGCGCGTCCTTGCGCTTGGCCGAATTGCCGCCAAGGAGGTACGCGTCGTTGTCGGTGAGCGTGACGCTCGCCGAATCGGCACGTTGGCTCGCGCGGCGCCGACGATCCGCCGGCCCGAGCATGACATCCTCGCGGTTGTCCTGCGCCTTGGGCTTCTCCATCGGCGGCGCGCCCTTCTCGCCACCGCGGCCTTCACCGCCACCCTGGCCGACGTCGATGCCGCCAGGGCTCACGCCCATGTCGCGCGACGCGGAACCGCCGTCGAAGGAGAGCGCATCGGGCACACCCGCCGAGCCGAAACCCGGCGACGTCGCGCCAACCGAACTCACGGCGTCCGGCACACCCGCCGAACCGAACTCAGAACTTCCCTCGAAAGCCGTGCCGGTCGTGTCGGCAATCCCCATGCTGATGTCGCCGGGCGCGGCGTTCTCGATGCCAGCGATAGCCGCCTCGATCCCTACGCCCTCGCTGCCGCCCGACTCACCACCTGCCGCTTCGGCCATCGCTATCTCCCTTGCGCCTTCGCCCGTGCCGGCCCGCGCTTCTTGGCCGTCGTCGCCGCCCGCATACGCTCGAGCTTGAAAAACCCGGCGTTGAGCGGCGTCGTGCCGCCAACGTCCCGGCCGTTCTTTCTTTCGCGCGTGGGCTTGTACGGATCTTTGAACTTCGCCACGCGCGCCGCGATCCTCGCCGGATTGACGTCGCGCTTCCTCGCCCCTGGCAGCGGGCCCTTCCCGCCCAGCGTCACATCACCGTCGCCCTTCACAGGCCCAACTCGTCCGAAACGCGCTGGCGCTTTTGCTGCGCAAGCAACCCGCGCCCCGCCTGGTCTTCGGCGGCGATCTTCATGCCGGCGAAGATGGTCGACTTGCGCCCCGCGTTCGCCCGCTCGGCGACGGCTGCATCTGCCGCGGCCGCGCGCTCGGCTTCCGCTTTCGAGTTGTCCTCGGCTTGCGGCGACGCGGGCACAGGCGCAGGTTGGGGGGTGGGGCTGTCGCCGCCGCCTAGCATTTCCATGCGGCCAGTATATCAGTCGAAAAAAGCACTACCGCCCGCGCCGTCTGCGATCAGCACGCGCCGGGCCCCGGCCTGCCCGCGCGGATCGCGCCGCGGCGGGTTGACTTCGAACGTGCAGGCCAGGGCGTCCGCGTCATCGGGCGATTTCACGCCCCGGCGTTGCAGATCGTCCTTCGTCTCCAGGATTTTCTTGTTGTCCTCGCGCCCCGACCAGCGCCAGCCGCGATCGGTCAGCTGGTGCGACAGCGTTCCCTTTTCGCCTGAGTCTTTTTCGATCATCGCCCCGGGCAGCCAGTCCTTCACCTTACCCCACAGTTCGATTGCGTGCGTGGCGTACTCGCTCCCTTTGTCATGGGCCTGGTCGCCGAACTTGACCTCGTGCAACAGATGCCGCACGCCGGGCTTTCGCTTCAACACGTCGATCACGCCCGTGCCCATGCCGAAGTCGATGCAGACGGCATCGGGCTGGTACTTGTTCACGAGGTCGAGCACCCCGTCAGCGATCTGAATGTTGTCGCGCCCCTGCCACGAGCCCATCGTGCTCGATCCGCAGCAGTCGCGCGCGTTCCTGCCCTGCCGGAATCGCCACGCCGTTTTGCCGCGCGGCGCCGGGTCGACGCCGAGGATCAGCGGCTCGTAGTCGTCACGCACGAGGTCATTCCTCTGCGCCGCGTTCACCGCGTCCCACGGGATGAACTGATCCTCGCTTGTCTGCGGCGGCAGCCCGAGGATCTCGACGCGCACGAAGTCGGAGTCCTCGCCGTAGCGCTTGATCTGATCCTCGACGATCGACTGATCGACCCCGGGCATGCCGCGCGTGGACAGTGTGCGCGCCCGCCAGCCCTGACCGATCTTCGGATCGTTGAAGATTTCGAAGAAACGCCCCTGCCGCGAGCGCATCTGCGAGGCGGCCAGGTGGAAGCGGTACGGGTTGGGCTCGGTGAAGAAGCCCTCGGCCACCTCCCACACGCTTGTGTGAATACCCGAGGCCTCGTCGAACAGGAGCAGCAGGCCCCGCGGGTTGTGGACGCCCGCGAATGCGTGCGGGTTGTCCTCGCTCCACGTTTGCCCCGCCGCGTACCAGTAGCGCGGGTCGATCGCCAGGCCCCCGTCCTCCAAGGGCTTTCGCACCAACTCCATCAGCCACGGGGCCGGCACAATCCGCATCGTCTCCTGCGTAAACCAATGCGCGTTGATGGCGCTGCCGAACCAATTCGAAAACTCCGGGAACGTGCGCGAACGCAGCTGTCCTTCCGTGTTCGCCGTGATGATCGCGGTCGACCCTATGTGCGTGCTCAGGTGCCAGTGTGTGAGCATGCCGAACAACGCCGACTTCCCGGGACCGCGGCCGCTGGAGTACGCCGACTTCCAGATCGCGAGGCCTAAATCGTTGTCCTGTGCAAACTTTTGCGAACGGACGTGCTCGCCCACCCGTTGCAGTTCTTCAACCTGCCAGGGGCGAGGGCCGCTGAAATGTTCGAACGGCGTGCCGGGCCTCGACCACGGATATGCCCAAACCGCAAAGCCCAACGGGTCGTCAGCTAGAGCGAGGGCCTGAGTGAGTATCTCAGTCTCAGCAGCGACGGAGCCGATCAAAGGAGTCTCTGGAAGAACACGGCGTCAAGCCACGCGAAGAATTCCTCGTCAGTGCGTGCGCCGCGCGCAAGATTCGCCATCGGGTGAACCCAGCGCAGATTGTCCGCCGTGTGCCCGCCACCTTTTGACCGAGGAAGAATATGGTCTAGGTGCATGTCGTCGGGCACAAGAGGCACTCGCGTCAGCGCACACCGCCCGTCCTGGCCGTACCACAACGCCACTAACTCGGCGTGACTGGCGAACGGCCCGCCTTTCTTGCCGCCCGCCTTCTTCCACAGGCGCGAGCGCGCACGAGTGGCCGCTGCCTCTAGCGTGTGTCGGTAGGCCGCTCGCATCGCGCGCCTTGCCTCCGGCGCCTGAGACGGATACCTGCCCCAATCGGATGCCCCCATAGGCGTACAGTGTAGTGCATCCGCTGTCCGCGCTTCTCTAAGCGCGCGGAACCGGACGGATGAAACCGGATACGATTCGTACAAACCGGATGGCAATTATTAATTTTTAATTCCCCGGAATTTTTATTGCAAAATTTTTGGCGCGCCCGGCGCTTGCACGACCCCCGCACCCGGTGCTGGCGCCGAATCTTGGGGGTATGCCGGGTGTACCCTCCCCCTCGCGCATTTTGCCCGAGCCTCTGCCCGCGCGCCTTGCGTCATCCTGCGCACGCTGCACCCATATAACCCAGGAATCAGCGCACTATCAAGCACTTGCGCGCATTTGACATAATGATCATTGTCGCACTAGCTAGATGAATCAAGCGCTTACAGCAAATCGCTCAATGCGGGCACGCTTTCCGAGGTTATATGGGGCTCGGTTCTATGGGCGACCGCAGGCCGGATAACGGCGCCTTCGATAACGCGCGAGGCCTCTAGTCGTTTCCTGGCATCCGCTATGACGCGCGTGAGGTCCACTGTGCGAACATTCATGTCGATTGTCTGCTTGTCGCTGTAGGCGCGCGGATTACGGACGCGAGCGGCCCATTTGAGAGTGTCGATCCGCGTGCGCGCGTCGGCCGCCTGTACCTGCGTGCTATTAGACGTGCGCGCAACCTCCATCGCTTCTTCGACAAAGGCATCGGCGCTTTCCTCGCGCGCTGCGTCCCATTGCGCTTGCGCGCCTGGTTCGCTCGTGCGATAGACGCGCATCTCGCCCACACTGAAACCGTGCGCGGTGCATGCATCCTTGATTAACTCGCCAGCTGCGACGCGCGCAAGGAAATCCGGCCACGCTGCGCGAATCGCTGCGCGCGTCTCGGCGCTTATGTTTGTTGCCATGCCTTACAGTTTGCCAGCATGCTCGTTAATTCCGTTTTTCGGGCATCCGTCCGTATCCGGTTCCGTGGGATGCTTTGCATACCCCACGGAGGACCGGAAACCGGAAACGGCCGGATTTTGCCTTGGGATGCTATATTCATAAACGGACATCTTATATAAGGATCGGAAATGCCTAAACTCATCGTACCGCCCATTGAAACCCGCATTGCTCGCGACGACGCGCACGGATGGTCTCTGTACGCCAAAGACGCGCGCGACGACGCGCCGCTTTATCGACTCGTGAAATGCCTAACGGACGCGCCTTGGATTGACGGCCGCCGAACGCTGCATGCGGCATTCATCATTCACGAGAAGCGACTATCTAGGGGCGGGGATGCGTGGCTCATGGCGCAGCATGCGCCGGCGCTTAAAACCTGGATCGAAACGCAATGCGCGGAATGGTTCGATCTTGACTACGTGGCTGAGACATTCGGTTACGGTCCCGAGGAATTAGCCGAGCTTTTAGCGGCCGAAAAAGCCAAATATCGGAAGTGATTAATTCCCGCAATTCATAACCCATTGATTCGGCAGGCGAAAATAATTGTTGACTTAATTCTTATTTATGCCCTATGATTCGCCTACCGTACGGATTCGTACAAAACCGGATAGGAACGGAAACCATGAAAACCGAGCCAATGCGATTCGACATAGTGGCGCCATGCACGACCGAGCACGACGTCGCAACGCTGCGCATTCTGAATAACTCGCGCCTGTTGGCGCACACGTACGGCTGCCGTTCGGCGGCCCGATTCATACTTAAAAACCTTTGGAGATAAGACATGGAACAGACACAAGAGAAAAACCACGCAATCGACAACGCGCGCGGTTGGTCGCAGTCAGTCAGCGAGCTGGTGGCGGCCCTGGAATGTGACTTTGACCGTCTAGAAGAATTGAGGGACGAACGCGCCGACCTGGTGGCCGAGTCGGAAAGCGCCAGCGGCGAAGGCGCCGACGCTGAAGCGAAGGCGCGCGCGGCCCTCGATGCCTGGGACGCGGAAAACGGCGACGAACTGCGCGAATTGGAATCCGCGCGCACGGCGAACGGGATCACGTTCAAGGATGCCGATGAGGTGCGCGAGCACATTCAGGAATCCGTTTTGGACGTGGCAGTTCGGTCCGGCTGGCATGCGCCCGGAGCCGATGCCGAGCCGGAAGACTTCGCGATTCTGCTGTCTACCGGCGGTCCGGCGCTGCGCATTCGCGGTGAATTGGACGAACACGCGGAACCTTTTCGCGCATGGCTTGAGTATCAAGACTGGGGCACGCCCTGGACTGAGTTTCACGGCGAAGATGCTGCGTCTCAGGATGATCTCCTGACGTTTGCGCAATGCTTCTACTTCGGCGCCTGATAGCTCGCCCCCAAGGGCGCCAGCAATGGCGCCTTTCAGGGCGCGCTATTGCGTCGAGACATGGAGCAAGAGACATGGACCGAGTAATCATCCGGCGATGCCGCAAGATGCCCCAAAGCGTCATTGCGTTTCTGCCCGACGTGCCGGCCGATCCCGGAAACATCATGAGTTACGAACGCGTCGGGCAGCATGGCGAAGCGTCGCTTGACTTCTACCACAAGGAAACGATGCCGATAAAAGGGCCGCTCCCGTACGATGCGGCCGCGCTGCTGTCAGAGTTGCGCCTGCGCGGCTATGACGTGCAGCTGTCTGCGCGGATGCCTGCGAGGGGGCGCCGTGCAATCGGCTAAACAGATCAAAGCGAACAGGAAGAGCGCGCCTCGTACGTGCGCAGCGCACCCTCGCGCTCGGACGACATGCGGTAATTGCCTGCGCTCCTGGTGCGGAGGGTGCGACCCTGCGCCCTCGGCCTTGTGCCCTTGGTGTAACGGCATCGGCAGATCCGCGGCGCCCCTTGCGCGCTAACCGGCCGCCCTGGGCCGCCAACAACGGCCCGGGCGCGTTTCACTATTCTGGTTGACAGCCCGGTAATCGCGGGCGCAAGATTCGAACGCGCGCTCCGGTAATCGCGGGCGGCGAACAACAAACCAGGGGAGGAGAATGAAAAACGAGCAGCACCCGCTGGCGGTAATCGGGCTTGAAGCTGCCCGCATGGTGGCCGAAGGCGAGCAGACGCACAGCTGCCAGGCCCTGCGCATCGCCTCTGGCGACGATTCCATTTTCCGCTCCCCCATCTGCGGCCTCTATATCGACACGTTCGGTAATCCGCATGGCGTGAGCGCATTGGTCCACGCCATGTGGCGCCTGGGCGACCTTATCGAATGCGAGGACGCCGACCGGATGCGCGGGCTGCGCACGGCGGCCGAGCAGCGAAAGCTGCGCGTGCTGGCGCTTTGCTTCTTTGCGGCGATGGCAGACGCGGGCGACCTGTGAGCGACCCCATCAAACCAGGCGATCTGGTTATCGTGATCGGTAATTGCTGCGCCAAGGCCGATTACCGCGGCGAGATCCATGTGGTGAAGGACGTGACATCGAACGGCGGGGGGTGCCTGGACTGCGGTATTCAGATTCCCGGAGATCAGGCGGGCCTGCTTTGCGAGCATAATCCGTGGTGGGGCCTGCCTTTGTCGTGGCTACGCAAGATTCCGCCCCTGTCCGAACTCGAATCCACCCACAACGAAGAAAAGGCGCCCGCGTGAGCAACATCCCTCCTAAGCCGCTCAAGCGCCACGTCAACGTCTCGGCCCTGACGATCAAGGGCAACGTCAATTCAACCTCCGTTTACGACCGTGGCCGCCGCGGAATGCCGCTGCCAGGGTGCGACTGCGTGCAGTGCTTCGGCTACTGCATCATCAACAACGACGATTTGATCCGGGCGCGCGCATTGGGCGCCGAGGCCCGGAAAAAAGAGGGGGAAATTTGATGGCCACCGTTCTCGAAACACCGCCTGTCCTGCTGGTGCTCGACTTCAGAAAGCGCACTGCACAGCGCTTCGTGCTCATCGGCCCACACTTCAAGGAGACGCATGCAGGTTCCCTCGGTAACGTCGGCGACGACATGGCGCACTGGGGCACGGCCGAAGGCCGCAGGACGCTCGAGACGTTTCGCCTGTCGGGAGAAGCCCGTGCTTGACGCCTTCGACGTCTTTGGCCGCACGGTCGACCGCCTGGAGCGCCAGCTGTGGGCGGCTACGTGGCTCGGCCTTCTTATCCGCGGGCTCCTTCTCGGCGTCGCCGTGGGCTTTCTCATTCTCGCCATCACAAGGGGGCAGCCGTGGTAACTCGACAGCAGGAACGGTATCTGAAGCGGCAGGCGCGCAAAGACGCCAATCGAAAGCCGGTCGGCAAGCACGTAAAGCCTTTCCGGCGCGCCATTGCCCTCGTCGAGAAGATTCAGGGGATCGTGGCAAAGGGCTTGCAACCGATCGCGCGGCAGATCGAACTCGACGCGCTGCCCCGCTACGTATCCCGCGGGCATGGACGGCCCGGGCTGCGTCAGCCGTCGCACAACGCGCGCGCCGCCCGGTCGAAGTACATGCCGCATCAGGGCGCGCGCGAGTGCGATCGGCGCGTACTCGGCGGCTTCTACATGCTCCAGCGCAAGCATATCGCCTCGTGGGCATAGCCATCGGCATCGACCCGGGCCTCTCCGGCGCCGTGGGCATCCTCGGCTCGGCGGCAGAGGTTCACGACATGCCCACGATCGTCGTGAGCAAGACGGGCTTCGTGAAGCGGGCGATCGACGTGCATGGTCTGGCCACGACACTCCGGCCGTACTCGGCGCTTTACCTGATGGGCACCGACGTCAAGGTGGCCATCGAGCGCGTCAACGCGTTCCCGGGCCAAGGGGTCGGGTCGATGTTTTCGCTTGGCATGAGCTACTGGGGCGCGGTCGGCGTGGTGGCTGCGCTCGGGTTGCCGCTTGAACTCGTGGAAGCAAAGGACTGGAAAGCTCACTTCCGGCTATCCAAGGACAAGGAGATGGCCAGGGGGCTTGCGTCGCGCCTGTTTCCGGGTGTAGATTTGACCCGCAAGAAAGATCACGGGCGCGCGGAGTCCCTTCTGATTGCCCGTTATGCTATGGAGAAGCGATGAGACACGGCACCGAAGCGCAGGAGTCGGCACCCAATCCCGGCAAAGCCGTCCGCGGCCAGGCGAAGACCACCGCCACCGCGCCCTTTAGTCTGCCTTCGGGCGCCGTCCCGGT